ACATAAAAATTAGAGGAAGAATACACTAACCCCCCCGTAATTGCCGTGGGAAGTGTATCTAATGCTCCAAATTTTAATACTCCTTCATGATTAACTTTTAATTTTTCATCTTCACCATTACTGTCAGCTATTTTTATAATAAAGGGTGAAACTTCATTACTTATGTCTGTAGATCCTAAAGTTATAATTTTTTGACCAAAATAACCTCTAGTTCCTATTATATTTCCTGATGCTGTTATATCTCCTACTATACTTAATTCTCCACTTGCACTAATATCTCCTATTACATGAAGTTCTGCTTGTGGAGAATTTGTTCCTACACCAATATTACTAAAATATCCATCTCCACTTGCACTAATATTTCCTGAAGCGGTAATGTGGGATAATGTTTGGATTCTTCCACTTGCTGTTATAAATCCTGATGCAACTATATTTCCACTTGCACTAACATTTCCGTGTACTATAGATCCTGAACTTAATATATTACCTGAAGCTGTGATGTTTGTAAATGCTTGAGTAGATATATTTGTTAGTTGAGAACCATCACCTATAAAACCTCCTGTAGATGTTATTGTTCCACTTGCACTTATATTACCTGAAGCAGTTATATGTACAAAATTAGCTAAGTTTTTTACATCATTACCTGAACCAGAACCGTAATAAACTAGACCACTATCTATATTGATAGCTACTTCTCCTTGTGTTAAAGAAGAAGGGATTGCTGATCCTGTTCCTGTTTTTAATTGTATTGTACTAGCCATATGGTATAAATATATTTTTTAAAAAGTCCCCCCGTTTATTGTTCCATTAATACTACTTACTGTTAAATTTCCACTTGCACTAATACTACCCGTAAAGGTGTGATTATCATCTACTGTGTCTCCAAAAACTGTAGATCCTGAAGATATGTTGATTATACTTTCACTTACAACGTAAGTTTGAGCAATAAGAGAGCCCGAAATTATTACATTGTTACCATTGAAAGATATTGGGAGTAAACTACCTGTTCCGTCGGCTAGACTATTTCCGTCTGTTTGGACCACCTTTTGAAAAGTGTCCTCTATATTTTGTCCTGTTAAGTCGTTTAACGCCATTTATAACCATTTTTATTTCTTTTTTTCAAGAACTTTTAATATGCCCCCTATTATTTTACTTACATCTTCTACGGGATTTTCTTGTAAATATGTTGCTACTACATTATTTAACGCGTTACGTTTATAAAAAATATTATTTACGTTTATATCTTCTTTTATTAAAAGTTTAAATAAGTTCATAACGTGTTCTTTTTCGGTAATTGTTGGTTTTTCTTCTTTTACTTTCACGTTTACTTTAGTTTCAACAATAGGTTTTTTAGTTGTTTGTGTTTTAACTTCAACCGTTACTTTTTTACTTGCATCTACTTCAAAATCACTTTCCCATGGTGTAAAAAATGTATCTTCAGCTATAACTTCTAAACGAATGTTACCTTTAGTATCTTCGTCTATAAGACCTTTTAATTTTCTAATAGGAATTTCACATTTACCTCCTTTAGATATACTTCCATTAAATAATAATGAATATTCGGGGGTTTCTACTACTAATCTTGCTTTTGATTTTTTTAAACTTGCTCCTTGTAATGATATACTACATTCAAAAAGTTCAGTTTTATCTGTAAATAGTTTGTACATATTATGGTTTATATATAAATATTAAATAGATATGCCCTCAGCGATCATTTTTACGCCTAATACTTCTTTTACTACTATTTTAATATCTTTAGCTGTTATTTTATATTGTTTAATTTCTTTTTGTTTAGATTCTGTAATTGTGTTACCGTGTACTTTTAAAACTAATTTTACTAATTTCTTTTTATCTTTTTGTTCCCATGTGTTCCAATCTTCTCCTGCTGCTCTTCTTGCTAATTTAACATCATCCCATGTGAATGTATTTGAGTCTAATGAAAAGTTAGCTTGATCCCATGTAATTTCTCCTGCCATATATTAATATTTAAAATTTTCCTCCATTTATTGTCCCTATTATATTACCACTTGAACTAATATTACCTGAAGCGGTAATATGAGATAGAGTTTGAAGTCTACCACTTGCTGAAATAAATCCTGATGCCACTATATTTCCACTTGCGCTTACATTTCCATGAACTATGGATCCTGAACTTCTTATAAGTCCTGAAGCTGTTATATTAGTTGTAGATAATGAACCCCCAGCTAAATTAAAAGTAGCAGCAGTTATAGTTCCACTTGAACTTATATCACCTGAAGCCGTTATATCACCATTAAAAGTTTGAGAATCTGAGGCTGCGTCCCCAAATATATTAGATCCATATGTTTGTACTATAGAAGAAGTTACTATTGATGATGTAATACTAGTAACATTTAAACTTGTTGCTTGAATATCACCTGTTACTATTATGGATCCTGTTAATTGATGGACACCACTACCATCTAATACCATTACTTGGGCTGCTCCTCCTGTTTGACTTGCAAGACCAAAAATTAAATCTGATGATACACCAGTATCACCTACTGTATTTACTACTGCCTTAATATTTGCTTGTTCTCCAGCTGTTCTTTTACCTAATTTATCTGCAGATCCTGATTCTGTTACCCATCTAATAGATCCTATTGTGTCTCCAACTGAAGGAGGAGTAATAAAACCACTTGCTTCTGCTAATTGGAGAATACGATTTTGTTCTTTAACAGAAAAACCATTAAAAGCATCAACTGCTGCAGCGTCATCATCATATGAAACTGCACGGTTATCAAATTCTTCTAATAATACTTTTGTTATTGTAACCCCTCTAGAATAATTTAAAATAAATTCACTACCCGTAGCTGCTGTTTCTGCTGTTTTATCAAAACTTTCAATGTTACCTTCTGGGTTTATTCTTAAACCTCTTCGTTCTTGTGTTCTTTGAACTTGAAATTCATCTGCTCTAATATCTACATCTGTTATAGGATCTACTGTGTTTATTCCTACTCGACCTGAACTTGATAAATATAATTTTGCTTCTCCTGAACCTGTTATTAGTCCACTTGTTTTGTCTTCTGGGTCTAAAGTTAATCCTATTGAAGATGATCTTGGAATTGGAAATCCTTCAAAAAATACTTGATTTAAAAATCCTGAACCTGTTTGAATTAAATTATGAGCAAATGCATGGCTTCCACTTCCTCCTCCTATCATAAGAGAAGTACCTACTTGCATACCATCTACTTGAACTTCTGTTCCTGAAAAATCTGGAGTAGCTACAGATCCACTATTTAAACTAGTAATAGTAAAGAAACCAGAAGAACTTAATAAATAATCATTAGGTAATGTGTAAGTTGGGGCACTTCTAATTCTAAAAGAGCTACCAATAGTCATATTTTCTCCTAAAGAAGATGATGGTTGAAAAGTACTGCCGTCATCTACTAAAGCAGCTTTAAAGGTTCTATTATGTCCTACAGAAGCAGTTAATGCTCTTACTGTTTTATATGCTACTGTAAAAGAATCGTCATTATTTAATAAAGGTATATCTATAAAGGATACATTAGTTCCTATCCCCCCCAATAAATGATCTAAAGTTGATTCTGAAGAGGAAACAATTCTATCTGTGGGGAGTTTTGAACCTGAATAATATCTTAATATTAATTTAGTATCGTTTTGAAGGTTTTCTTTATTTGAACTACCACTAGTAATAGTAATAGTAGCATTAGCGTTTACAGAGGTTAATTTTGTTAATCTATTATTAAAATTAGCAGAACATGTTATTGCAATTATTTGATTTGATGAAGCAGATATAGCTGTTGATGAGTCAGCTATAGCTCCAGATCTAAATAGATAAGCACTACCTGATATTACTTGATATTTATCGTATTTTAACCCGTAATCAATGGCCATATTGTAGGGTTATTATAAAATTACAAAATTAATAGGTTGTATAGCTACTGCTACTGTCGTGTCTGCAGTTGGGTTAAATAAATAAAATTCAAATTGACCAGCTGAAATTGCACCAATAAATACTTGTAAATCAGTATTATTCATACTACAATGTATAACTGAAGTAGTTGTTACTGCTTCATTATTTATGGTATAAACCGGAGAGGTGTTTAATTTAGATATTTCAGGAATACTTACTTTACCTAAAGTAAATGCTCTTGATGTTTCAATTGTTAAATCTCCTAATGCTGCTATAGCAGTATTAAATGTATCTTTACTTATAGTTACACCATCAAAAGTAACATTTGATGTTGTTAATACATTTTGGTTCATATCAAACAACTCATTAGCACCTTGACCTGTGTCGACTGTAGCAAATACAACTGCATCTGTAGTTTGAACATTTTGATTCATTAAATGCACTTGAGAAGCTCCTTGACCTGTGTTTACATTAGCAAAGGTTCCTGTTCCTGTAGATGTAACTCCTCCTATAAATCCACCAGATGCACTAATTACACCCGAAGCTGTTATATTACCTTTAAGTAAATTAATTTCTGATCCCCCTACTATTAAACCTGAACAAGAAATGTGTCCACTTGCACTAATAATACTTGCTGTTACTGGTGATTGAAATATTGTTTGAGGTTCAAAAGTTATAGAACCTGTAAGGTCAGCTAAGTTTCCTACCATATGACCAAATGAACCTGTTAGTGCTGTTATTTTTCCACCTAAATCTATATTACTTGATGAAATTCCTGTACTTGCACTTATAAGTCCACTTGCACTTATATATCCACTTATTGTTAGATTATTTGATGCATCAAAATTAGAAGCACTTATAGTACCTGTTAATATTTGGGTTCCTGTGTCAGATAAATTTAATTTAGAATCTATAAGATCTCCATATTGTGATTGATTTGGTACATCCCCTGTTTCGAAATATCCTTTTAATGTTGTTCTATTTTGTTTTGCCATTTTATGCTATTTGATTTGATTCTCCTAATATTTGGTAACCTACTCCGGTTCCTATTTGATTTATGTTTGTTGTTACGTAGTCTCCTCTATTAATTCTTCTAGTTTGTTCTCTTGTTACAAGATCATTTGGTTCTACTATAAGTTCACTATTAAATACTACTCTAGATTTACTAAAGAATTTTTGTGGTTTTTTAGCTAAATCTTTATTTAAACTATCTGGTATTAAATATCCTTGAATAGTTAAACCAAAATTAGTTTTAACAACTCTATTTTCTCCTTGTGCAACTTCTGTTGTATTACTATAAGTATCTATTCTTGCATTAAATTTAAATTTTTCTTTATCCCCCCAATATGAATCTGATGAATAATTTATCATTTCAATTAATTTATTCATTTGAGCTATATAATCTGTCCATATAATACAAGAATATTGTAATGTAACATAATCAGGAATTACAACAGTATGGAATTCCTTTTGAGGAATTATATTTTGTAATACATTAAAATTATCATATTGATTTCTTTTACTATATTTTTCTTGAAAAGTATAATATAATTGAGGACTATTAGCGTCTAATTTATTACCTAAATCTCTTTTTTTTTCAACACTATCTCTTTTAAACATTATGATAGGTG